TTTGAGGTTGCTGACTTTCGTGTGAGAGATACCTACATCAATCGGTGCGGAGTCGAGTAGCTGTAAGACTGTTGTGCGGAAGAAGTTGTAGTATTCATCTGCTTCCGAAAAGAGTATATTCTGACCACTAAGAAATCCGAGCCTGTTCTTCCAGAAGAAGATGTTCTCGATGGTATTCCCTACAAAGCTTGGGTCTGGGTTGGTTTCCGTATCACCGACAAGTCGGGTTCCCCATGTGTTTGCTTCGATGTAGTAGGTGGATAATCCTGGTTGTGGTTCCAGCTTGTAAGGCATGTCTGTTGCCGTAAGTGCCGTAGGTGTGCTTGGTGCTACAGTCTCTGTCCACTTACCTTTGTTATGGTTGTAAAGCGTAACATGTGCGGTTGCTGCCTCTACCGATGTACCTGCGTCACTAAAATCTAAGGTAGGTGTCGATGTGTATCCTGATCCTCCATTCGTTAGCGTGATGGTTTCTACACGCCAATTTCCCCCGTAATTTCCAAGAGTGAATGTACCTGCTGCTCCTGAGCCACCGCCACCTGTAAATATTAAATTGTGTGGGCCTGCTGCTGCGTCACTGTATGTTGAGCCTTTAGTCAGGAGGGTGATGTCTTTAATCGCACCATCAAAGCTATCTCCAGACAAGTTCTCAAACTTCACATAATAGTCGTCTTGTGCTGTTTCAAGATCACCATTTATCTTTGTGTTGTTTTCTTCAAAACAATGAACAGGAAGATCCGTAACACTATTAACCTCATCCTGAATCACACCCACACCCTGCTCTGAAACTGAGTCTGATGCCTCTACCGAGAAGCTGTCATTACCTGTATATTCTATCAGGATTGCATCACCATTTGTTGCATCACTATAATCTGGGGCTACAACAGATTCGGTGGTTACTGTGCTGTTAAAACTTGCAAGCGTAAGTACAATATCAGAAATACCTTGATCTATAATTGCTGCCCATAGACCTTGTGCGATTGAGTCAGTTTGTGCATCTGTGACATCCCCTGTTGCGTACCCTGCTGCGGTTGAAGTTGAAACTGTTGTGCCGTTAATTTCGGACTGTCCTGCTCCTGTCCCATTACCAGACAAGAACTCGCAGTTAGTTTTAACTCCGTTTATGATAATATCTATGGCGTACTTTCGCTCATACGCACCCTGTTTAATGAATACTACTGCCTTCTTTACCGTTGCATCACTACTTGTCCCTAACGCACTGATGGTTTGTGTCTTATTCAGGATGAATGTGGTATCTGCTACCGTTAAGGCTCGCAGGTTCTCCCTTGGGTTTGCTTCATTGATATAGGCGATACTTGGGGGATTTGTATTGGTAGGAGCATCATACACAGAGATTGCACTACCATCGGCGGTGTCGTAAATCTTAGGCACTGAACTATTTGGCTCAATGACCAGCAAGTGCCGATTGCTACTATCCCGATTGATAAGGTAAACAAAGCTATCAGGGTCAATGGCTGCGTCTGTACCTAGTTCCCCTACAAATTCTGTGAATGGTCTTTTGCGTAATCCATCGACCACGCTACTGAGCATATTCTCCTGTGCCTCATGTTGCCCAGCGAATCTAAGGTTATCAGGCTGCTGCGATACACCTTGTGCCAGATTGGGTATGCTGCTGTTTACGAGTGGCATTATCTGCGAAGCGTAATGGTGGACAGTTCGTTGTCAAATATTGTGTGGTCAGCATTCTTGGCATTACTGCGTCTTGCCATTGCCTTCGCTTCCATTTCATCCCGCAACGTAAAGACTTCAATCTCGCCACTTCCGACGAATCTTGCTGCCATCTTGCGAGCTGCACGTATAGTAATCCATTGCCTGAATTGTTCTGGCAACTCTGTAAAGTCTAGCAGGAATACGATGTCTACTTCCAAGTCCTGCGTAAAGGTACTGCGATGGTTCTTCTTGTCGTACAGGCTTGTGCCACGCTGTACTACATCAATGTCGCTATATTTATTTACCTCCGTGTCTACTTGGAGCGTATTGCTCGGTACGGTAATTGTATTGTCGTTTGCCCTTGTTAGTGGATACTTCTTCTCGCTATTGAAGTGCCACCCCTTGGATTGTATTTCCCTACTGGTGTTATCAAGCAGTGTTTCTGCCTGTACTGCCTGAATGGGTTTACCTGATCCCGCATTCAGTGTGTTTACTGGTGCTTCACCAATGGCCCCTAATATCTCATTAACGGCTTCGAGTTTAGTTGATAATGTAAGAGACATGGTATCAGTCTGGTAAGGGGGCCAGCAGGCTAACTATGGACAAAGGAATGCCCACTGGCCCCGAACCAGAAGGAAGGTTATGCTACAAGCTCAAGCATTGCTTCAGGACGAAGGATGCCGTGACCAAGAGCGTATTTAGCAAGGAAAAGAGTTCCTTGGTATTCAGGTTTGTACTCGGACTCAGTTGCCAAGTCCATGAGTTGGACAGTACCAACAGCAGAGGTATGACCGATAAGACCAACCGTATTACGGAAGTCACCATCGTAACCATTACCACCAGATCCAAACACGTCATTGTTGGAATTGGAGTCATCGGTAGCAGTACCAGATGCACCAGAATCCATATTCGTGGTTGGGATGTGAGTGGACTTGAAGATATTGATACCAGCAATTTGATACACTTTACCAGAACTAAGGCTACCACTTCCGCCGATGTCCATGTTTACAGCAGAGACAAGGCTCATGCCAGAACCATTTTCACCAGTAATCAGGGAGTAGTAATCGTTTGGTGCGAGAACTGCGAAACGTCCGTCTTCGTCAACATCGTTGTTGTCGAGCTGTTCAGCAGCAACGTAGAATGCTTCGATAAGGTTTTGTGCATCGTAAGATGCTTTCGTACCAGCAGTGCCAGGAGCAGAGATGTCACCGTTAGGAATGTCAACCTGTCCACCAGTTTTGTTGGTCTGGGTGAGGTTAGCACTCGCACGAGCGGCAGCAATCATCACTTTACATACAGCAGTATCGTAACGTACAGCAAGGGCTTTCGCCAACTCACGAGCGTAGATACTACGGATGTCGTAGTGATTCTTCATGTCATCCATGTTGTAGAGCATCGTGGAAGAAATGAGCAGGTCATCAATGGTGATGATCTTTTCAGTCTTGGCGATGTCACTCAGATAGGTGGAACTTGCTCCACCTTCTTGGATGATGTTCTTGCCAGGTGTGTGGTAAGTAGCACTTGCAATTCCAGTTACTGGAAAGGTAGCACTTTTGCCACTATTGATGGTACGAGTGGTGTGTAGTTGACGGAAAACATTTTTCTCGTCGAACGTAGTTAGAATCTCTCCTGTGAATTGTTTGAGGAAGAGGTCGTTGAATCCACTGCCAGCCTGATTATTGTCAAACCGTGATGGATCGGTAATGCCTTCATTAGCCATTTGATCGGGTCTCCTATATTGGAAGTTAAAAGATAAGGGTTTAAGTTATCTCGCTCACTTTCCGTTAGGTATCTCCCGCAAGAGGCTACGTCTGTTTACGAAATCTATCTACACAAATGAACCATGTTTCTCATGTTGGCAAGTGTTTTCTTTTGTTAAAGTTATGTTAAGCTATGTTTCGGGTCTGTTTTAGTGTACCTATCGCATGTACCATAGGGGCTAACTCCCTGTGCTGACCCCATAGATACCAGTAGACCACAGGAATACTCGTCTGTGAAGTGGTGCTTACCTGCCTCTATTTGTATGATTGGTGATACCGATCGGTAAAAACAGGTAGCACATGGTTGCTCCATAAGTGCATCCCTTCCCGTACGGTAATTTACTTTTTCGTGTTCTTCGTCCATAATAAATAAAAAAGGCCACGCACTACAACCAAAGTACGTGGCCCCAATAACCATAGTTCGTAATAACAATACACCAACTAACGCATACTATTTCTGCGAATCCGTTTACCGATTTGATTGCCTCCGTTAATATCGGAGTGGATAACCACGTTCGGTACAAATTGTGTGGCAACTCCATTGCTTGTTTCTACTGCAACAACACATCCGACTCCCAAAGGAATCTCCATTGCTCTTGCGGTAAAGCCATCTACTTGCGAAAGGATCTTCCATTGCTCGGGATTGCCCACAGTCTCAATGCCTTTGGCTTTGTTTACAATCACTTGCTCACCACCTGCCTTGAGTGGTGGTTGCGTAACTTGCTTTGGTGTTGGTAAGTCTTCTTGTTCTACTGTTTTACGTGCTTGTGTTTTTGCCATGATGTTTTGTGTGTATAAATTAAAAGGGGATACCGACTGAGATAGGAAGCAATGATAACAGAAAAAGTTTTGTCGGTATCCCCTTGGTTGAGGGTTGGAAGAATCAACTATGAAAGAGTGATTACTTTAGTTTGGTAATGTCGGTAACGGCAAGTCTTTTCTTAACTTGCTCGTGAAAAGCTGCATCGTTTGACCTGTACTTCGGATCTTTCATGTCAGCAAGCCATTCCTGCTTTGATCCGTATGACTGCACACCAGCAGCACCAGAGGTTTCGCCTTGTAGCAGTTTACCTGGTTTACCATTAGCAACTTGGTATTGTGCCAGCAAACCTTTCATCGCTACTGTGGCTCGTGTAATATCGCCTGACGTGTACTCCTTATTGAATGCTGCAATCTCTGCATCACTGAGGTTATCACCGCCCCACTCAAGAGCGGACTGGTGCTGCTCGCCTCCAATGCTTTGAAGCTGCGTATTGTAAAGTTCTGCCTTTGCAGTCTGTCCTTCGATGAAAGCATCAACTACATCCTTCGGCATTCCTGATTGCTCAAGTGCTTTGTAGGTATCCTCAGAGAGTTGCCCGTCATTACTAAAGAACTCCTCACGGGCATTGTTCACAAGCTCGCTTACATTACCTTCTGACTCGGTAGCTTTGTTGTCTTGAATGCCTTGTCGTTCCGACAGTTTTTTCTGAGCCTCTGTATATGCTTTGGCTTGTTCCTGAATCGCATCTTCAAGTGATCTGCCTTCGGTTAAGTATTTGTCTTGTAGCCATTCAGGTTTTTCTGGAGTGGCTTGTTCCTGAGTTGACTCAGGTGTTTCTTGCGTCGGTTCCTGTTTAGGTTCCTCCACAGGTGCAGCAGGAGGTTCCTGCATTTGAATGCTTTGTACTTCGCCCATTGTATTTCCTTTGGTTTATTCTGATTGTGCAGCAAGTTCTTCCTGCTGCATAAATTGGTCTGATGCGGTCTTTATGGCATTCGGGCCTAGCTGTTGTGCCATTTGTGCCATTTGTGCTTGCTGCATCTCTTGCTGTATTTGCTCGTCGGTTTTGACTAAGCCTTCCGGATCTACGCCAAGCGAAGTTGCCCGTCTCTTAAAGTATTCTCCTACCGATACGTATTGTGCGATAGCTTGAGGCCCGACGATTTGCTGTGCCCCTCCAAGGAAGAGGTCGAGCCTATTCAAATCATTGCCTCTACCAAGTGCATCGACTCCAGTAGTGATTGCAGGACGCACCACACCTTCAGGTAGCTTAGGTATCTTCTTGGTCTTCACCAGTCGATTGAGCGTTTTGGTTACTAATGGCAACTGCAACTCTTGCGATAAGAGACTGTATAAGCCTCCAAGTGTTGCTTCAAGTTCCTGTGATAGCATACGTATCTCTTCTGCGGTAACACGCTCTGCTTGCCGTACTACGTTGCTGTTAAGAAGGAATGCGTGTGCAAGTCTCTCCTCAATCTTGAACATCGTTTCCTGTGCCACACGGAAATCGTTAAACTTATCTGCCTGAAGTGTGCCTATCTCTTCACGATTGCCATTGATTACTGCACCATTAGGAGCATCTGTAATCTCGTCAACCTCTGTGGAGCCATTTGGATTTACAAGGAAGAGAAGCTTTGCTGCTGCTACTGAGCCTTCGAGGATTGCTCTCGAGAGTCCGTTAAGGCTAATCAAATCCCCAAGGTATTCCTCTACAAATCCACGCCCGTAGGACTCTCCATCAATACGTGACCAGCGTAAGGGTATCCACTCTAAGTCCTCTTCTTTGTAAACGCCTTCAGATTCAGGCAATACTACACCTTTCACTTCCTGCCAAACCTTGTACTTGCCGTCAGGTTGCTTTACGACTGCAGTATAGAGGTCGCAGGTCTTCTCATTGGCCTCCATCTTAATCTCACCAAGTACTTCTTCTGGCAACTCAGTTGGGGCTACAGTCTCAAGTACGACAATATGGGTCACATTACCCATCGGGTCACGTTTGACTACAAATCTATCCAAGTGGAATACACGCAAGCCGCCTTGCTCAGGTAGGTATATCAGTGCATTGCCAGATACGACAAGATGACGAAGGCACTCATATAGTCCTACACGATATGCTTCTACCTCCATCGACTGCGTTGTGGATCTTTCAATCTTTGCTAAAGCTCGGTCAAGTTCTGTGCGTAGACCTTGTGCATCTTCCTGCATCTCCTCCTCCATCTTGTTCAACTCTGACTGATCCATTGTCAGACGGAAAAATGGAGCGTTAGCAGGGAACAATGCGAGAAGTAGCTTACTGGAAAGGTTGTTTACACCTCTTGCACCAATGCCTTGATATGGTGTCTCAAGTCTGGATGTGGGGTGAAATCCTTCTGGGGGTAGAAGGTGCGGTATCGTCAACTTTGCCGCTTCACGTCCACGGTCGAGGAAGTTGAATCGTTGTGACTCAAATTGTTGGTAAAGTGATAAAGCGGATTGATACATATTATTTTACGCCACCTGTGCCTGATACGGCTGCGGGTCGTTTGAGTCCTTGCACACTGATGTTTACTCCGAAGATCGGGTTACTATGGGATACATGTGCCTTCTCCACAATCAGCATGTTGTTCTCGATCTTGGCATTGCTTGCTGAAAGTGTGGTGCTGGTGACATTCCCTGTGCGTGAATAATCAAACTGCTCAAACTCGTAACCAGGAAGCGTGTTGATTGCCTGATTAAGTGTAGAGCATCCAGTAAATGGCAGTGTTAGTAGGAGTAGAGATAGTTTCTTCATTGCTCGTCATTCTCTTTAGGGGATAAAGATTTTTCCATCCGAAACTTTAAGATCGAATGATACAAACGCATACTTTGCCTTTGTGTATTTAATAAAAATACGTCAACGGCATCCAGTCCATCGAAATTCTCTTTAAGTAAAAAGCCCTCTAGTTCAATAATTTTACAGTAAAGAGCTATTTCCTCTTCTTTTAGTCTTGTTCTCCAGTTTGTTTTCTTCATGGCAGTTGTTTAATTTTAAGTTCACAGTTGACTTTATCAAATTCTATGCGGCTAACAGAAATGCCCCTATACTTGGCGTAACGCTTTCTTGCCTCTTGCACTATGGCATCAGGTGGTGATGACTTAAAGCCTGTGTGTGTACCAATACGGACTCCAAGGTAAATCAAGTATGCCTGCCATGCCTTCATGCCGTCAAGCGATTGTGCTGCTTCTGCCATTACCGCATCACGTAACATGCCGTCAGTAGCTGCATTGCCTGTACTCCATTTGTTGCGTAGGTCATCGTGAAGATAACCAGAGAGCATAAACTTACTACGTGGGGTCAACCAGTCTAACCAAGCAGGTACACTAGGCCCGTCTGTGATCTTGCCAGCAGGCACAGTCCATGGTGGGAATGGCTCATTGGTAAACTCAAAGTCAAGCGACTCCAGCAGTAGTTGCCAGTTCGTGCCAAGGAGGTTTACCTTGCTAGGGTTATTGAGGAACTTAGCCATGACTCTTTAACTTGGATATAATGACAGCTAACTCCTGCTTAATCTCTCCAAGTGTTCTTGATTGCCCCTCAACTAACTGGAATAGCTTGTTGTTGTTTTGGCGTATATCGTCGATTTGCACACGCTGCACTTTAGTCTCCTCTTCCACAACACTAACCTTATCAAACAACTTCTCTCTTGCTTTCTGGGCTGAGTCTG